GAAGATTATGTACCTGCCTACCAGTATGTCATCCAAAGCTATGACACGGCTTTTTCAAGAAAAGAAACAGCAGACTATTCAGCGATCACTACGTGGGCTGTGTTCCAGCCTAAAGACGGCGACCCTGATCAAATAATCCTTTTGGATGCGAAGCGAGTGCGTGTTGACTTTCCTGAGCTTAAAAAAATGGCGTGGGAAGAGTACAAGTATTGGGAGCCTGACTGTGTGCTTATCGAAGCAAAAGCCTCGGGCACACCACTGACGCAAGAATTAAGACGTATGGGTATTCCTGTCACCGCCTATACACCGAGTCGAGGGCAAGATAAGATCGCAAGAATGAATTCGGTTGCACCTATTTTTGAAAGCGGAATGGTGTGGGCACCCGAAACACAGTTTGCGGAAGAGGTAGTCGAAGAAATGGCATCTTTTCCTTACGGCGATCATGATGATTATTGTGACTCTTCGACTATGGCTTTAATGAGATTCAGGCAAGGAGGGTTTCTTGAGCTCGGCGATGATAACATCGATGAAATCAAGCCTCTCCGGCGTGACAGAAAGGTCTATTACTAATGGCTATTGAAAAACGCGAGCTCGGCACTCAAAACGATCCAGATGTCATACCACTCGGAAATGAGGTTGAGGTGGTGCCTGAGCCAACTCGTGCCGATCAGATACGAGAGGCAGCTGAAATTCTGGTCACAGAGGAGGGCATTCTCGTCGATGGCGAAATCGATGCACCTATAGAAATGGAAACAGGGGTTCCTTTTGATGCAAACCTCGCAGAGTTTTTGGTAGACAGTGATTTGATGCGTCTTGCCAAAGAAGTGCTCGCTAACATCGAGTCGGATAAAGACAGTCGAAGCGAGTGGGAAAAAACTTACGTCGATGGTCTTAAGTATCTTGGCATGAAGTTTGATGAGTCACGTAACTCTCCTTTCCAAGGCTCCACGGGTGTCATCCATCCAATACTTGCAGAGGCTGTCACGCAGTTCCAAGCGCAGGCTTACAAAGAAATGTTGCCTGCAAAAGGTCCTGTGAAGACAGAAGTCATCGGCGCGCGCACTGCAGAGGTCGAGGCACAAGCATCTCGCGTCGAAGAATTTATGAATTTTTATATCATGAATGTGATGCAGGAGTTTGACCCCGAACTCGACATGATGCTGTTCTATCTACCCCTCGCTGGCTCTGCTTTTAAAAAAGTGTATTACGACACCGCGATGAACAAGGCGATGAGTAAATTCATTCAGCCCCAAGATCTCGTCGTGCCCTATGAAGCCACAGATATATTTACCGCAGAGCGCGTGACACACGTTTTACAAATGTCGAAAAACGAGATACGTAAGCAGCAACTCAACGGCTTCTACAGAGATGTGGAGTTGACGGGCGGTGCTTACAACCTGACACGAGACGAGATAGAAGAAAAAATTGATGAAATCGAAGGCATGGAGCCAAGCTACAGCAATGAGCGAGATCATACTGTCTATGAAGTGCATACAGTTTTAGATCTGCCGGGTTATGAAGACATGAGCGCCGAAGGCCAACCTACAGGACTCAAGCTGCCGTATATCATCACCATCGATGAGTCTTCACAGCGGGTTCTATCCATTCGGCGCAACTATGCAGAGAATGATCCGCTCAAGCAAAAAATCAACTATTTCGTGCAGTACAAGTTTTTGCCCGGTCTTGGCTTCTACGGCCTCGGCCTAAGCCACATGATAGGCGGCCTTGCGAAAGCCTCTACGTCAATACTGCGTCAGCTTATCGATGCTGGCACGTTGGCTAATCTTCCTGCTGGCTTCAAGGCTCGAGGTATGCGGATACGGGATGAGGACGATCCGCTTCAGCCGGGTGAGTTTCGAGATATTGATACCACGGGTGGTAGCCTCAAAGAAAACTTGATCCCCTTACCCATCAAAGAGCCTAGCAACGTATTGATGCAGTTGCTTGGGCTTCTCGTGGATTCTGGGAAACGATTCGCATCGATTGCGGACATGAACGTCGGAGACATGAATCAGGCGATGCCAGTGGGAACCACAGTGGCACTCTTAGAGCGTGGCACAAAAGTCATGTCTGCGATTCACAAGCGCTTGCACTATAGCCAGCGAGTAGAGTTTCAGTTGCTCGCTAAAGTCTTCGCAGACTTCTTGCCGCCCTCCTATCCTTATCTGACGGGTAGTGGCCCTCAAGAGGTCAAACTGCAAGACTTCGACGGTCGCGTCGATATCATACCAGTCAGCGATCCCAACATTTTCAGCCAAAGCCAACGCATCACCATGGCGCAAGAGCTTTTGCAGCTGGTGCAATCAAACCCTCAAGTGCACGGACCTCAAGGAATTTATGAGGCTTATCGCCGGATGTATGCAGCGTTGGGTATAGATAATGTCGAGGGGCTACTACAACCTCCCGCGCCACCGCCCGTGCCTCAACCAATTGATGCAGGCACCGAAAATTCTGGATTTATGATGGGTGCGCCTGCTCAAGCGTTTCCTCAACAAAACCATCAAGCGCACATTGATGCGCACCGCAGTTTGTTTTTGACCGATATCGTAAAAAACACGCCACCGTTACAAGGCGGGATTATCGCGCACATGATGCAGCATTTGCAGTTCATGGCTACACAGATGGCGCAGGAGCAGTTGCCCCCTGAGCTCACAGCGCAGATGGAGCAACTTAATCAAGCTGTGGCATCAGGACAACTTCCGCCTGAGCAGATCCAGCCCTTACAACAGCAAATGGCTGATATGAGTGAGCAGTTTTCCGCACCGATACTTGCGCAACTGACTCAAGAGCTTTTGCTCAGTATCGGGCAAGGCAGTGATGAAGACCCATTGGTTGAGATCAGGAAGCGAGAACTGGAGTTGCGCGACAAAGAAATGGAGATGGATCAGGCACAGTTCGAGGCGAAAGAACAAGCACGTCGGGATGAAAAACTGTTAGAAACAGAGATTTCTCGACAGCGCATAGCCACGCAAAAAGACATCAACGATGAAAAAATGGATCTAGCTATACAACGATTGCAGCAACAGGCTGAGCTTAAATTATTAGAACTCAACGCTAAATTCGGAGGTACACTACAGTGATAAGTTATATCCAAGAGGCTGTGCAAAGGCTTCGTGAGTGGAAAAAACAACAACGGGCTGAAGAAGCGGCTGCTCGCGCGGCAGAGGCTGAGGCGGCAGCAGCAAAAAAAGCTGCAAGCGATGCGCGTATTGCCGCCAAACTCGCTCGAATTGAGGGTAGAGAACCGCCCGTGGTTGAAGCGCCGACTCCATCTCCTGCGCCTGAACCTGCTCCTGAACCTACACCTGCGGAAGCTAAAGCTAAGCCTAAAGCGAAAGCGAAAAAGACTGCTCGTAAAGCACCGACGAAGAGGAAAAAGTAATGCCACTTAAAAGCGGAAAAAGTCAAAAAGTTATCAGCGCTAACATCAAAACTGAAATGAAGTCTGGCAAGCCACAAAAGCAAGCCGTTGCCATCGCGCTCAAAAAAGCCAAGGGCATGAAGATGGGTGGTGCGGTAAAGCGCGTCAAAAAACAAGTTCGTGGTGGTGGCGCAGCTACAAAGGGCCTAGATTTCTACGAAATCGACTGATGCGTGAAATTGATTTTGCGAGTTCTTTGAAGCGATCGATAGAAGACCGCCGTGCGCAGCTGACTGAGACCCTGACGTCAGGTGCACTAACTTGCATGGAACAATACAAATATATACATGGTGAGTTAAAAGCACTATCATTTGTCGAGGACGAAATTGCTGAATTTTTTAAGGAGCACAAATGAGTGTGGAAGGCGCTTATGTTGAGCCAGAGAAGGTAGTTCTTGACCCCAGCTTGTTGGAAAAAAGTGCGCTTGAAAGGATGCCAGACCCAGTGGGTTGGCGAATGTTGGTATTACCTTACTCAGGAGTAGCGAAGTCCAAGGGTGGTATTGTTTTAACTAAAACCACGTTGGATCGAGAGGCGCTTGCAACGGTCGTGGCTTACGTCGTAAAGATGGGCCCGCTTTGTTATAACGATACCGCGAAATTTGGTGATACGCCGTGGTGTCAAGAAAAACAGTGGGTGATGATTGGTCGCTACGCTGGAGCGCGATTTAAGCTCGAAGACGGTGCGGAAGTACGCATAATCAATGATGACGAAGTCATCGGTACAATTCTCAATCCAGACGATATAGTGAGTTACTTATGACTGTGGAAAATCCAAACAAAGTAGCGGAGGAAGAGATCACCATCGAGGTGACTGATGAGCCTACACAAAATGCGGAATCAGATGGCGATGAGCTAGAACGCTACACGAAGTCCGTTTCCAAACGCATCAACAAACTAAATGCTAAGACACGCGAAGCTGAGCAACGTGCGCAACAGTATGAGGCGATGTTAGCACAACAACAAAGCGAACTTGCCACCTATCGTGAAATGGCAATGCAAAGTCAACAGTCTTCTTTGCAAGCCGAGGAAGACAAGCTCAAAGCTCAGGAGCAGCAGGTAGAAGACATCTTTAAAAAAGCAGTAGCTTCCCAAGACGCTGACTTAATGAGCAAGGCGGATACCCTAAAAAATGACATCGCAATAAAGAAAGAAAAGTTGCGCGTTGCAAAAAGTCGGCATGAGGCACAAGAGAATTATCAACCCGTCACACAAAATGCAGACGAAGGTCAGCCGCAACCTGTTGCACAAACTCAATCACAACCTGAGAAAGAGCCAGAGCCTACCCAAGAGGCTCTTACATGGCATAAAAATAACCCGTGGTATGGGGATAGCGACGATGAGACGAATTTAGAAGCAACTCAATTCGCGTATTTCACCCACTACAACCTTATCAACGAAGGGTTTGAGCCTGATTCAGAAGAATATTATGAGGCACTAGATTCTCGCGTAAACAGGGTTTATCCTAACTTAAGCAAAAGTGTCAATGACGACACGGATGCGGTCGAAGAAACCGGACGTCAACCCGCCGTGCAAAGAGTTGCGTCCGCCCAACCAGCGGGTCGGCCACAAACACGAGGCAAAAAGAATGGTGTTCAATTCACTTCAAGTGAATTAGAGCGATTACGTGGCCTTAAGCCACACAACATGAGTGAGGAAGATTGGCTCAAAGCTGTGGCCAGAGAGAAACAAAAAGTAGCTCAGAGAGAGGCAAGGTAATGGCTGAAACAAAAAACAACCGTTCATCGCGTGAAAGCGGAGCGCACGATAATCAGGCTCGGCGAAAAGTATGGCGTCCAGTGCGGAAGTTAGAGACTCCACCTGCTCCTCCCGGTTACGTTTACCGATGGATCAGAGAGTCGATGTTAGGACAGGAAGACCGAGCTAATGTCTCGCGTCGTATTCGTGAAGGATGGGAACTGGTTCGTGGAACCGACCTTCCTCCCGAGTTTGAACTACCTACCATGGATAACGGTCGACACGAAGGCGTCGTATATAACGAGGGCTTACTGTTGGCAAAGATACCCGAGGAGATGGTTGAACAGCGTACAGCTTATTACGCTGATAAGGCCGAAACAGCCAAAGACGCATTGGACAACAATATGTTCAATGAGACGAGGCAAGATTCTCGATACGTTCAATACGATCCTAGCCGCAGTAGCCGTGTAACCTTTGGCAAGCAATAGGAGATTGATCCATGGCTAATAAAGACGCCGCTTTTGGACTTCGTCCTGCCCACATGATGGGTGGAGCTCCCTACTCGGGTGGCCAATCACGTTACCGTATCGCCAATAACCAGTCAGGCGCGATTTTCCAAGGAGACTTGGTTAAGCAATTGACTGGCGGTACTGTATCCCGTGCGGCCGCTAGTTCTACTGTTCCTGTCGTTGGAGTATTCAACGGCGTTCAGTACACGGACCCCACCACCTCTGAGCAGGTTTTTTCTAACCATTACCCCGGCTCTGTCGCCGCTGACGACATCATCGCGTTTATCGTAGATGATCCAAATGTTGTCTTCGAGGTGCAGGCTGACGACACGTTCCCAGTTGCTGACTTGTTCGGTAACTTCGACATTGTTGATCAGTCAACCACTGGCGACACTCGCTCTGGCCGATCGAACATGGAACTTGATGTAACGACTGGTGCTACCACCACGACGTTGCCACTCAAGGCTATTGACATCAGTCAGGACCCCGACAACGATGACGTGGCAAGTGCTAACACTAACGTGATGGTGGTTATTCAAAACCACATCGCAGGTGTTAAGTCTGCTGGTCTAGCATAGGAGGCTAATTAGATGGCTATTTCACGCGCACAATTAGCGAAGGAGCTTGAACCCGGCCTCAACGCCCTGTTCGGGATGTCCTACGACACTTACGACCGTGAGTACGAGGAGATCTTCTCAATTGAAGACTCACAACGTGCTTTTGAAGAAGAAGTTCTGATTACTGGTTTTGGTAGTGCACCTGTCAAAACTGAAGGTCAGGGCGTGGCTTTTGACACTGCATCGGAAGGCTTCACGGCTAGGTATACGCACGAAACTTTGAGTTTAGCATTTGCGCTCACCGACGAGAGTGTGGAAGATAATCTGTATGACTCATTGGGCCGTCGTTACGTAAAGGCATTGGCTCGTTCAATGGCTAACACCAAAGAAGTGAAGGGTGCGGATGTTTTGAACAACGCATTCAACACAAGCTTCGCTGGTGGTGACGGTCAACCTTTAATTTCTACAGCACACCCATTGGCAGGTGGCGGCACTCTAGCAAACCGCGCGACTACCATGTCTGACCTCAACGAGACTTCCTTGGAAGATGCGCTGATTGATATCAGCACTTTCACTGACGATCGTGGTCTGACTATCTCGGTGCAAGCGACCAAGCTAGTAATTCCACCTCAGTTGACGTTCGTCGCTGACCGTATCCTCAATTCGCAACAGCGTGTTGGCACGGCTGACAACGACATCAACGCCATCCGCAACACTGGTGTATTGCCCGGTGGTTATACGGTAAACCATTACCTGACTGACCCTGACGCATTCTTTATCCTCACGTCTGTCACCGAAGCCGGGGAAGGCCTGAAGATGTTCCAGCGTACTCCGATGGAAACGTCTATGGAGCCAGACTTCAGCACAGGCAACATCCGATACAAGGCGCGTGAGCGTTACTCATTCGGATTCTCTGACTGGAGAGGTATCTACGGATCACAAGGCGCGTAACCTTTTGGTGTGAGACCATGGGGGCCACTGGCCCCCTTTTTTTTGCCTCAAAGTAGGTCTATGATGATAGGGTCTTTCTGACAGTTTTAACTGACACTTGCCAAGACAGGAGACTTCAAATGGCTACTACTACCTTTTCAGGCCCGATTAAGGCCGGAACAATCAAAGACACTACTGGCACTACAGTAGGCACCGATAAGGCTAATGTTGGCTTTGTCAAGATGGCGCAAACTGCAAGCTGGACTCAGTCCACTACAGCGGCTGATACAGGAATCGTTGTTCCTGCAAACAGCCAAGTCACTGAAATTATAATTTACATCACTACTGCGTGTGATGCCGCAAACATTTCTATGGGCACTTCGTCAACTTCCACGGAGCTATTTACAGCTTTGGCGGCAGGCACGGCGGCTAACGTGATCCACCATGGGGCAGATGGTACGATAACCGACGCAGATACTTGGGTTGACATCGGTAGCTCAGACGTCGCGATCTTTATCGATTTTTCTGCTGGGACTAGTGGTGCGGGCTTTGTCACTGTTGAGTACATTCAGAACATTAACAACGCTTAATGATTCTGGTTGCCTCGGGCAGCTTAGGCTTCCGAGGGATTTAACCGCGAGGGTTTAATAATGGCAGATACAGTCACGTCCCAAACCATCCAAGACGGTGAGCGTAAAGCGGTCCTGAAATTTACAAATATTTCAGACGGCACTGGTGAGTCGGCAGTAACCAAGGTAGATGTAAGCGCCTTGACTAAAAATGGTCGAGGTGACTCTTGCTCTGAAGTCGCTGTTGCCAAAATTTGGTGGCAGTGCGTTGGTATGGGTGTTGAGCTTTTAAATGACGCAAGCACCGACACTTTGATTATTGGCCTATCACCGGACAGCAATGGTATGCACGATTACACATCGTTTAGCGCAATACCGAATGATGCTGGATCGGGCAAAACCGGAGATATCAAGTTCACGACCATTGGTGCGTCGAGCGGCGACACTTATATGGTAATTTTAGAGCTTGTTAAAACCTATGGCTGACATCAAAGATGTTGATCGCACGAAAGGGGGACGGCTTACCTATCGCGGTGAGTCGTTTCCGGGCTACAACAAGCCAGTGCGCACCAGTGGCGGCAACAAAAAATTTAAGGTGCTTGCTAAGAAAGGGGATCAGGTAAAAATTGTTCGTTATGGCGATCCCAATATGACCATAAAGAAAAATAACCCTGAGAGGCGTAAAAGTTTTCGCGCGCGTCACAATTGCGATGCCGTAGAAAAAAAGAAAGATGTCTTTGCGGCCTCTTACTGGTCGTGTAAAAATTGGTAGGGCAGAATTATGCAAAGACCTTTTGGCACACAAATGAATTTTCCACGGCGTCCTGTCGGTTCGCCGCCGAGAAAACCGGGCACTCCGAAGCCGCCGATATTTCGCCCCGATCCGGGTGGCTCGGGTCCGATTATCGCCAACCCCGGCGAAATAATTCCTACGCCCCCCAAGATAGATGAGCGTCGGACAGGCGGTATCAAGCCGCCTTTTCCAGTAAAAAGACCCCCTATAGATACGATAATGCCTGTAGACCCTCGGCCTTTGCCACCTATCTTCGAGGACCCTCGGCCTTTACCACCGATATCTACGCCTCCCTCAATGGATCTTTTTGGTCCGCCGGGCGCAGGCACCTATGACGCTATCATGTCGCGCACTGCACAAGATTATATGTCTCAGCCCAGCCCCTACGCTGGCATGAGTGAGTTTCTGTTAAATCGTCCCGTGTTTGATAGAGGTCCTAGCCCCGAAAGGCAACCCGTGGCTTCGCCCACACCGACTTTTAGTTACGGCAATCAGGCTGGCGCACAAGGTCTTGCGGCTCTCAGTGCTCAGCAACCGATGATGCAAGAACAATACGATCGCTTCGCACAGCAAATACAGTCAGCGCAAGAGGCAGCGCAGCAACAGGCGCAACAACAAACTGATTTAGCAGCCTCAGAACGCCAAGCCCTGATGGATCGCATTACTGCGCTTGAAAGCCAAGAGGGTCCTGACCTCGATGCGTTCGGAGCACAATTACGTCAAGACATCTTGGGGCAAATGCCTGAGCAAATTGACGTTGATGCCCTCCGTCGAGAAATCACGGGTGAGGTCTTAGCAGTTGCGCAACAAGATTTTCCTGACGTGACCCAGATCCGCGATGAGGTTATGCGTCTCTTGCCGGAGCAAGAGCAAATTGATGTAGAGAATTTGCGTCGTCAGATTCAAGAGAGTATCGACGCAGGTGCACCACCCGAGCAAATAGAAGCTTTACGTCAAGAATTGCAAAATCGCATACGGCCCGTCGAGGAACAACTAGCCTCGATTCAAGACGAGCGACCCGACATCGCGCGTCAAATCGGTGAGCTCCGTGGCGAAATTGGAGCGCTTCCAGATATCGACGTAGAAGAACTGCGCGCGCAAATCATAAACCAGTTGCCTGAGCAAGAGCGCTTAGACATAGAAGATTTACAGCGACGGATACAAGAAAGCATAGATGCTGGTGCACCAGAGCAAGAAATACAAAACTTGCGAACCGAGTTGAACACTCGATTACAGCCTGTCGAAGATCGTGTGGGTCAAATCAGAGAGTCAATTGGACAACTCAGAGCACAGGTGGATTTAGGGCCACAAATTGATGTGGAGGATATTCGTCGACAAGTGCAAGAGCGACTTGAAGATCGTTTCCAATCACCTGATTTCAATCCAAATGCACAGCGGCAGATTGATGAACTTCGTCGCCAATTTGAAGAGGGACGTGGTCGCGTCGATCCCGACATTTTAGAGCGACTGAGGTCTGTTGAACAAAGAGAGGCCCCTGATTTAAGTGGTATACGGGAGCAGATTGGCCGACTTCGGGGACGTTTGGATGAGCGGCCAACAGTCGACCCTGACGCCATAGCAAGACGTGTGAGAGAAAGTATTGACATACCGCAAGTCGATTTAAGTGACATACAAACGCAGATTGCAGCCTTAGAAGACCGAGGGCTACCGCCTGAAGTTCTTGAGCGTTTACGCGCGGTGGAACAACGCGAAGGTCCAGACGAAGCCGCTATCGCCGAGCGTGTGCGTAGTGGGATTGATCCTCGGATTGCAGACTTACGAGAGCGATTAGGCAGCGTTGGTGACTTTAGCCAGAGTATGCGTGAGCAAATTGCGGCGTTGCGTGAACAGGGAGAGCGAGCTGCTCAAGAACGCTCAACTTTTGAAGAGCGTGTCGGCGCTAGACTGGAGGACGTCAGGGGACAGGTAAGCCCGTTGACCGAAAGAATCGCTGAGCTTCGAGGCCGTCTTGACGAAAGGCCGACGATCGATGCTGACGCGATCGCTCGGCAAGTAAGAGAAAGTATCGATATACCACAGGTTGATCTAAGCGGATTACAAACCCAAATAGCCGCTTTGGAAAATCGGGGATTGCCGCCCGAGGTCCTCGAAAGATTACGCGCGGTAGAGCAAAGAAAAGGCCCTGATTTAGGATCTATTAGAGAACAGATTGGGGCTTTACGAGGACGCTTAGATGAGAGGCCTGTCTTAGATGAAGAGGCTATCACGCGGCGTATTAAAGAAAGCATTAAGCCTCAAAGGATTGACGTGGACGCTTTGCGCCGAGAAATCCAAGAGGGTATACAGGTGCCTCGCGTGGATTTAGGCGACATTCGACAACAACTTGGCGCGCTACAGGGCCGTTTAGACGAGAGACCGCAAGTCACCACGGAGGACGTGCAGCGCTTAATTAAACAAGGCTTGGCAAATCGTACAACCGCAGGTGTAAAACCAACGCCGAGAGTAAGAGGCAGAATTTAATGACGCGTAAATTTGCAAAAGTACCAAAAAACAAAAGCGGCACACCTTTGAAATACCTTGCTGGCTTGAGTCCTGCAGAAGCAAAGGCCAAAGAAGCTGAGATGAAACGCACAGCAAAAAAAGCAAAGGCTGGTACACTGACAAAAGCCGAGATGGATCGCATCTCAAAAGAACGAGCAGCTAGAGGCATGAAAAAAGGTGGTGCAGCAAAAAAAAGTGGGGGAACCCCTGCGTGTGTCAAAAAACACGCTAAAAGCTCAGGCAAGTCTGTCTCGACCCTCAACAAAGTCTATAAGCGCGGCTTGGGCGCTTATTACAGCAGTGGTTCTCGTAATGTACCCGCCAGCGCTTGGGCCTGTGGACGAGTTCGCTCCTTTGCAACCGGAAAAGGGGGTGCGCGTAAGGCTGATGCTGACCTTCTAAAGAAAAAAGCTGGAGGCTCCGTGAAGTTTGATGCTAAAAAGTCAGACCTAAATAAGGACGGAAAGATCAGTCGGTACGAGCGCGCGAGAGGCGAAGCGATTGCGCGGAATATGAGTAAAGGTGGCTTTGTAGAAATAGAGCCCAGAGGCTGTGGCGCTATGCTACAAAGCAAAAGAAAAATGGTGCGGATCCCACGGACATAGGAGAAAAATTATGAGCAAATCTAAAGAATTGAAAACTTTAGAGACGATCATTGATCGTGATGTGCCTTTTAAGGAACGAGCAAAAATGAGACGTTTTTTAAAAACACTAATGGACGAGTCGGGCGGCACGAAGGGCGCGGTTTCTGACAAAGAAATGAAAGCTATAAAAAAGGCGGCAAAAGGCTCGGGCATCGGCGGTGGTGGCGTAAAAAAGGCCGCGAAGCCTCAAAAAAAGAAATATGGTGGCTCAATGAAAGCTAAGGGTATGGCCATGGGTGGCAAGATGAAAGCTAAAGGAATGAAGGCTGGAGGCAAGATGAAAGCTAAGGGCATGGCCATGGGTGGCAAAATGAAAGCTAAGGGCATGGCTATGGGCGGCAAGATGAAAGCTAAGGGCATGGCTATGGGCGGTAAGATGAAAGCTAAGGGTATGGCTAAAGCTAGACCCGCAAAGATGCGAGCGCCTTCTAATAAAAATTCTGGCTTGTTCGGTAGATAGTGCCGTACCTACAAAGTAACATCCCGCATTTCAAATGCTGGGTGAGGCGCGAGTACACGCATAATCACAGTAAATACCATGGCGAGTTTCTCCACGCCATGGCTATTGCTGTGACCACCATGCCGACGCGGTGTCTTTCGTTTCAGGTCATATTTACTGGAGCAGAAACTTACGAAAACGACGACCCAAACATTCATGGTGGTGCAATGTGGGCTCGGATGCCCATCACGGCTTTGGTCGGTGATACACCCATGGAAGAGTGGCCTGAACCTATGCCTGTTTGGGCAGCTCAGCCTTGGGATTGTAGTTCATACTATCATGCGGTGTATGTCCTTGATCGAGCGACACCCTGTCCATGGCTGGCCAAAATTGATGGTGAAATGTACCCCGCAAAATATTTGTTTACTGTCGATTATGCGGAGAATGAAATAGCCGACGATCCAGCGCAGCACAAACAAAGCCATGTTCTTGAGCTTCTAGATGCTGGCGAGTGGACTGGCAATATCGTGGCACTGCCGAATAATCGTGTGAGGGTGACCCACCCCGCATGGTTTGAAACAGGTGATGGAGCCCCTGACTTTTTACCCTCTCAACATATTCATTACAGCAAATCTGACTTAGACTACACTTTAGACGTAAACCAAGTGTTCAATAACTTATACGCGGGTGCAGAAGATGGCGACGAGCGGGAGTAAAGATTTTGAGCTTGACGTAGCAGATTACGTCGAGGAGGCCTTCGAGCGATGTGGTTTGGAGTTGCGCACTGGCTATGACTTGAAATCTGCGCAGCGGTCTTTGAATCTACTCTTAGCAGAGTGGGCCAATCGTGGCTTGAATCAGTGGACGATTAGAGAAAAAACCATTGCTATGGTCAAAGACTCAGCCTCGTACACCATAGATTCTGTTAACCCTACCGCTACAATTGATGTTTTAGACGTCTTTATACGTGAGACCCTCCAAGGCACCACGACTGACGTGCCACTTAGTCGAATGTCTCGGGCGGAGTATTCTCACGTCGCCACAAAGTCCACGACGGGTAAGCCAAACCAATACTTTATCGATAAGCAATTGTCCCCGACGATTACGGTTTGGCCAGTCCCGGATAAGAACTCAACGTATACGGTATATCTCAATGTGCTCAGCCGCATGGATGACGCGGACGTGGGAGCGAATACTTTAGACGTGCCGTTCCGCTTTTATCCGTGCCTTGCCGCCGGACTGGCATATTACATTGCGCTCAAACGCACACCAGAAAAAGTCCCCCTGCTCAAACAGCTTTACGAAGAGGAGTTTTTGCGAGCGTTGTCGCAAGATGAGCCTCGCTCCAGTTTCCGTATCGCTCCCGACATTCGTAACTACGACGTTGCGTAATGGCCTTTGCGAGCAACAAAAACAGCTACGGAATCTGTGACATTACGGGGTTTCGTTATCGTCTGAAGGATATGAAAAAGACGTGGGACGGCTTGTTAGTGGGGCCTGATCAATGGTCGCCAAAGCACCCTCAATTGATGCGTAAGCCGACGCCCGTGGACCCACAAGCAGTAAAAGATGCCCGAGTAGACCCTGCGAGTGACGGCAATGACGGCAATTTTTTTATGGTTTATACAAATGTGGGAAATGGTATACTAGGCACTGAGCTCACACCTTTTGAAATACAGAGCGCTATTGGCACAGTTGAGGTTACGACGTCATGAGTTTTACGTTAGCGACACTTAAATCGACGGTCAAAGACTATCTGCAAGTCGATGAAACCACGTTTAACAACAATCTCAACACGTTCATCCAAGAGGCGGAAAGCCGCATTTTCAAATTTGTTCAGTTGCCAGAGCAAAGAAAAAACGTGACCGGAACGCTTTCTAGCGGTAATCGGTTTCTCGCTACCCCGACTGATTTTTTTGCGCCTTTTTCTCTAGCGGTAATCAGTAGTAGCAAGTATCACTACCTCGATTTCAAACACCCTTCTTTTATCAAAGAGTTTAGTCCCACCACGACGACACAGGCACGGCCAAAATATTACTCGTTGTTTGATGACACGGCTTTTGAATTATCCCCTGTGCCAGATAGCGCCTATAACGTAGAGCTTCATTACCTGCACAAGCCAAATTCGTTGACCGCAGGTGCAGATTCAGGGACAACCATCTTATCGACAGATCATCCCGATCCCTTGCTATATGGCACATTGGTGGAGGCTGCGGTTTTTTTGAAAGAGCCGCCGGACGTTGTTCAATCGTTTGAGGCTAGATTTAAAGAAGGCATCGCTCGCATGAAGAACGTCAGTGAAGGGCGTGTTACGCGCGATGAATACCGCTACGATATGCTCCGCTCTGGGGTGAGCTAATGTCTAAAATTCCAGAGTTGAAAGGGGCAGAGGTTGCGATACTCGGTCTCGGAGCTTCTCAAATTGACTATGTAATAAGCGTGGAGAACAGCAGAACTTGGGATGAGGTCTGGTGCATAAACTCGGCGTTTTCGGTTTTTGAGTGTGACCGAGTCTTCATGATGGACCCAGCATCACGATACCTCGACACGGAGGACGCAGGTAATCAGACCGACGTGATGCGACGTCTATTACCTTCTTTTACTAAAGCACCAATTTACTCCTGTGAGTTTGATGGCCGTGTGCCTGCAATTGAGCTATTTCCTATCGAGGAGGTGATTCAGGAGCAAAAATGTGCCTATTTGAATAACACAGTTGCTTACGCGATTGCTTTTGGTTTGTATAACGAGGTCGCCCACATGGATTTATTTGGGATGGACTTCAGCTACAAGCACAATCTGCACTTTGCAGAAGCGGGTCGAGCCTGCGTAGAATTTTGGGTATCTCGGTGTATTTCGAACGGGGTTGGCATTGGGACCAGTCCTCGGTCTGCGCTACTCGATAGTAATGTCGAGCCACATGAGAGACTCTACGGCTATCATCGCCTAGCTGACCCCTTAATGGTTACGACAGATCAGGAAGGCCATTTCCTCGTATGTCAACAATCAAATTTTGAAGAAGCAAGTCGCAAGTACAATTTGCAAAAAATTGAAATGCCTTCAGCACCGGAGCCGTATAAAGGATGATTTCTAATTTTTCTGACGCGGCACTCGGGCAAGTGATGGTTGCAACCACCGATCATGGCGGTCATCCGCCTGAGTTTTGGGCAACCCATACGACAAACAAGATTGTATCGATATCGGAAAGTGCTCCTCCTCACATCCGGTTACAAGCCGAGGCTTTGCGTGACCATATTTACGAGGTAGTATTAGCGGGTATACAAAACGCAATTGTGAGTGCAAAAACGACTCAAACTGCTGAACTTATTAGACAAGGTCATCTTGACATGGCCAAAATTATTAAGGAGTTATGATGGCAATCACTTCTGCTTTATGCACTTCGTTCAAGCAAGAGCTACTTGTTGGCACTCACAATTTTACGGCTAGCTCTGGAAACACATTTAAGTTGGCTTTGTACACGTCAAGTGCGACTCTAGGTGCGAGCACCACCGCGTTTACTACAACAGGTCAAGCTTCGGGCACAAATTACACGTCGGGCGGTGCCAACCTTACGAATGTGACGCCCACGACGTCTGGCACAACAGCCATTGTCGACTTCTCAGACTTGACATTTGGAACTGCAACCGTCACGGCTCGCGGAGCGCTTATTTATAATTCTTCAGCCAGCAATAAGGCAGTAGCCGCGATAGATTTTGGCGGAGATAAGACCAGCACGGCAGGTAACTTTACCATTGTCTTTCCGTCGCCCACCGCAACGGGCGCAATCATTCGGCTTGCGTGATGCTGACAGATGCCTCTGCAAACCATAGAATTCAGGGCGGGGATCGACAAGGAATCCACTGATTATGCGGCAAAAGGTGGCTGGGTGGATGGCAACCTTATCCGCTTCCGCAAGGGTCGCGTTGAGAAACTTGGCGGTTGGTCTAAGCTTGGCACTGATTTTTTTCTTGGCATTGGTCGCGCTCTCCATAGTTGGATTAGCTTGGACGGCACTCGGTTTTTGGGCGTGGGCACGACATTCAAGTATTACATTGAAGAAGGCGAAAACTATAACGACGTAACGCCAATCCGATCCACTACGTCAGCTGGCGACGTCACCTTTAGTGCGACGAATGGGTCGTCCACAATTACGGTGACGGATACAGCGCATGGCGCGGTCAATAATGATTTTGTGACATTCTCGGGTGCGGCAAGCTTGGGTGGCAATGTCACTGCTGCTGTTCTCAATCAAGAATATCAAATATCACTCGTCACTAGCGCGAACACTTACGAAATTACAGCGAAGGACACTGATGGGGCTGCTGTCACTGCGAATAGCTCCGATAGCGGCAATGGCGGTTCATCGGTTGTCGGTGTGTACCAGATTAATGTCGGGCTTGACACATTTGTCACATCTACGGGCTGGGGTGTTGGCACATGGGGAGCCGGAGGCTGGGGCTCCTCAACCCCCATTTTGGCCTCAGCACAACTGCGCCTTTGGACACATGACAACTTCGGCGAAAATTTGATTATCAACCCACGCGGTGGCGGTATTTTTCGGTGGGTTGAAAACAATGGCGTTTCCACAAGAGCAGTTGAGCTATCGCAGGTATCAGGCGCAAATTTAGTGCCGACGCTTGCATTACAGGTCATTACATCAGAAACCGACCGTCATTTAATCTGTCTCGGTGCTGACCCGATTTCAGGATCTAGCCGCACTGGCACCATCGACCCAATGCTCGTGGCCTTTTCTGACTCCGAAAATGAGCTTGATTTTGAGCCCACGGCTACAAATAGTGCTGGCTCAGTGAGGCTTTCCTCGGGATCATTTATCGTGGGTGCAATCAAGTCTCGTCAAGAGATACTGATCTGGACCGACACGTCGCTGTACTCGATGACCTTTATCGGTCCACCACTGACTTTTGCCTTGAATTTAGTCAATGAGGGCGCGGGTTTGATCGGGCCAAAAGCAGCAGTCAATGCCCCGAATGGCGTGTACTTTGCAAGTAAGACTAGCTTTTACTTTTATAACGGGTCAGTGCAAAAACTACCGTGCAGTGTGCAAGAGTATGTTTTTAATGATCTTGACATCGGCCAAGCTTTTAAGTGCCATATGGGTGTCAACAGTGAATACAGCGAAATGTGGTTTTTTTACCCTAGCATCGAAGATGGCACTGGAGAGATTTCACGTTACGTCATTTTCAACTACGAAGAAAACCATTGGTCTATTGGCTCTTTGGTGCGTTACGCATGGCTCGATGCAGGGATTGAAGACCTGCCCTTCGCCTCCGCGACATCGTCATCGTCGCAATGTGTCTTCCGACATGAAATTGGATACGACGATTACGAGGACGCAATGACGGGGGTTTTTGTAGAATCCGCTGATATTGACATAAGCAGTGGTGACTCTTTGACTTTTGTGAAAGAAATTTTGCCTGATATGCGATTCGTTACTGAGGTTGGGTCCAGCAACACACCAGCGATGAATATTGTTCTGAAGCGACGTGACTTTCCCAATGACTCACTTATCACAGACAGCACAAGCCAGATAACTCAAAGTACAAAATTTAAGAGCGTCCGCACCCGCAGTCGTCAGATTGTTTTGCGCTTTGAAAGTGATGACGACCAAGCCTCTGTAGATCAAAAGGGCTATAAATGGCGGATCGGGTCTACTCGGCTTGAGATACAACCGAGTGGACGTCGTGCATGAGCAGCTTACTTCCGACTCGTCTGCCGCTGGCGGCTGGTGAAGACGTAAGCGTTGAAACATTTAATCGGCTTGTGCGAGTGCTTGAGATTAATCTGGGCCGAGTAGACTTCACCATTAGTCCCCATTTCAACTCCACCGAGATCTCTGAATTACAATTTGCCACGGGCGCGATTATTTTCAATACTACTAACTCGATTCATCAGGCCTTTGATGGTGTACAATTCAGAGACTTATACACCCATCAAACATATCCTACAGGGATAAGTATGGTGGGTAGTGTGGGGACTGTAACGGTGACGACGTCATGAATGAATTTTTACAGCAAAGAATAAGTAATTTGATGGGTTCTGAGCCGATGCCAGCCTCTCCGATGATGATGGCAGAGGGCGGCGAAGTCTTTGAAATCGATGATCCGGCGACGATGGAAGAGGCATCAATGGCGCAAGAGGCCGTTATGGCCGATCCGAATGCGGACTTGAGAGGAGCCATTGAGCAGTTGATGATGGCCGAAAGGACCGCTGAAGACCCCTTTGAGGCTAAAAAAGCGCAGCAGTTAGCAGAGTCAGCAATGATAGGTTCTGAAGCACCTTTAGGTCAGATGGCACTCGAACTTTCTCAAGCAGGGCGTGGTGGTGACACTATGCTTGCCCACCTCACACCGGGTGAAGTTGTTTTGCCTCTTGGCATGATGGATGACGCAGATTTTGAGCGCGCTGTAGAAACACGGTTTAATGAGCTGGATCTTAATCCGGAAGAATATGTAGCTGGGCTTGGTATTGCATCACTGAACCCTATGACTGGCCTAGAAGAGTTTGGTTTTTTCAAGAAAATTGCAAAAGGTGTCAAAAAGGTCGTAAAAAAGGTCGTTCGACCAGTCGCACAGATTGCGCAATTTATACCCGGACCTCATGCACCTCTCGCTGCTTTAATCAACCGAGCTGGCACGGTTTATGACGTGGCAAAAGGAAGAGCTAGTCCATTGGCTTTAGCATCCTTGGGAGCGCCTGTCCCCGGCGGAGGCAAGGGCATCGGTAGCTTGAGTGATATTTTCCAAGGCGGAGGACGCGACTTTTTAGGAAATGTAGGAAAGGGCATATCTGGCCTAATCCGAGGTGGTGGTGCTGATAATGTTGGTAGATTTGGAACGCTCGGCGACATTCTTGGGGGTGTTGGAGACAATTTAGGGGTCACAAATTTTGGTGGTGGACAGGGCTTGAGAGTGCCCGGATTCGCGGGTGGATTTATGAAAGTAAGTGATATGGGGTCTGGATTCCCCACTGTCGCTGGTCAAAACCCCGCTGATATTATAGAAAATTATTTACAACAATATCCAGAACAACAGCAAGCCATAGCATCAATGTATACGTCAGGAATGCCTGCATCTGACATAGCAGATGCGCTCATCCGTTTCGGCGGGGCAGGCCCTGCTCCAACTGGTCGCTTTTTTGGAGGTAAAACCCCTAAGTTCATTAAAGATTTTGGCGACTTGTTTGGTTTGGGCGGCGCAAGCGGTTTACGTGATGCTTATGGCGGAGGTAAGAAGGCCGATAGTAGTGGAATTGCTGGAATTTTTGATGACATCGGCATGAAAGAAGTGGGGGGCGTTGGTCTTGCCGCTCTTTTAGCGAAACTTGCCTATGATGAAACTAAAGATCGCAAAGGAATCCCTCTAACCCCCAGCGTCATGATGAATGCCGCAGGTCGATTTAATCTTGAAAACGAAATCGCAAGGCGGTCTGGA